ATACGTTGTGTAAAATGCCATGTTACGAAGAAGATGGTAAATACTACGAGAAGACTTGGCTACAGGAGATTAAAGTATGAAAATACAAATTAGTGGGGAATTCATAACATCTGTAGACTATGAAGTTCTCTGCCCCGCAATGTCAAGGTTAGTGATTACCACAGCAGATCCTTGGCACGAACCTGATTTTCTATATAACTACACAAATGAGTTAGTGTTTGAGTATTACAGTGAAACTACAGAAGAATGTACAGGTGTTCTCTATTTGACCGTGGAGAATGAATCTGAGAAAGAAGTGATAGACCGGATACGTTATACTTTACAGAACAAAGATCAATACGGGATTATGTTTATCAATGAAGAGTTCTTATGATTCCTAAATATAAACAATTTATTCCTATTAAGCCTCATATAAGACCTTGGGTATTAGATTGGGGTACAATTTGGATATGTGAAGATCCTCTTAGTATCCATAATGGTTCTAGGTATTGTACAGGTGAAACACCAAAAGAGGCTTATGATAATTTTGCCGAGGAGTATATGATTGAACCAGAAACAACGTCTACAAGTACATGAGAGGGTGTTCCATAAGCTTTACACAGCTAGGCTATCGTTTAACCACGATAAAGTGATGTCTATTCTGAACATCATAGATGCTTACTGCTATGAGGTGAACGGTAATAATGGTGAATTATCTAGTTATGAGATTCGTAAACGGCAAGATGAACTGCTTTTGAAACTGAGTGAAGTATAACGATTATTTATAGGGGACGTATGAGTAAAGATAAAGAAAGTGGTGCTAGAATAAATCAACATTTTCATTGTATTGCTAATGAATTTGATGAGATGGATAATTGTTCAAGTAGTGATGCTTTAAGTATTTATGAAAAAGAAAGTAATGGTGAAGTAAGCTACGATGGATTTTGCTTCAGTTGTGGTCAACATTTCTCTAAAGAACAAGTACATTCATCTACACTCGCTGTTGAATTAGGTATTAAAGAAGGTGTTGTTGTAGAAAAAAAGAATCTTAAACTCGCAACCAAAGCTGAACCTCTGAATGGTGAACAGATTGGTCAGTTAAAACAATCAATAGGTTTCAGCAAGCAACCCTATCGTAAAATCAGTCCTGAGACTTTACAATTCTACGGACACATGATTAAACGTAATAGTAAAGGTGTTGCTACAGAAGTTTATTATCCTGAAACAGAAGATGGTAAAGTTGTAGGTTTCAAGATTCGCATTCTACCTAAGAGTTTTAGTAAGATTGGTAGAACTGGTAAACAGAGTCAACTATCAGGTCAACTCCGATATAAAGGTAATGGTAAACGTATTCTTTATGTTGGTGGAGAAAATGACAAATGTGCGGCACGGCAAGCTTTAGTTAAATATGATGTTCATGTTGTATCACCTACTTGTGGAGAAGGTAGTGCTGCCAGTCAAGCCGCTGCTCAATATGAGTTCTTCGATAAATACGATGAAATCTACATTGGTATGGACAACGATGAAGCGGGGAGAGAAGCTACAGCAAAGATTGTTGAAGTATTACCTAAAGCTAAAGTTAAGATAGTTACTTGGAGTGAAAAAGATCCACACTTACTATTGGAATCAGACAAAGAGGAGCAGATACGAAGAGACTTTTGGAATGCTAAAGAATACGCAGCAACAGGTATTAAGTCTGGTGCTGATGCAATGGAAGAAGTTAAAGAGTTTCTTACTGCACCCAAGTTACCTTTACCTCCACACATGCACAGAATCCAAGATGCACATAGAGGTGGTTTAAAGAGTTCTGGTTTCATTGGTAATATTATTGCTGATACATCTGTAGGTAAGACATTCGTTACCGATACATTGTTGAACTTTTGGATACCACAAGACAATTTAGTACCAGTTGTTGTGTCAATTGAACGTACTGCTGGTGAGTTTATGGCTGATCTACTGTCCATTTACTTAGCTAAGAATCTAACTTGGTTCAAAGAAGGTGATGAAGCTGTAAAGTATCTTGAACGTCCTGAAGTTAAAGAACTTATTCAGTCATTTATTTATGATGCTGAAGGAAAACAAAGGTTCTATGTAATTGATGAACGTGATGGTAGCTTAGAAATATTACAGAACAAGATGGAATTAGCTGCGGCTAAATATGGTACTAAACTATTTATCATCGACCCTCTAACTGATATTCTACGGGCGCTTGGTAATGATATTCAGGATACCCATATGTTGTGGCAGAAGCAGCAGAAGAAGAAAGGTTGGATGATCCTCAATGTTTTGCATACGAGAAAGCCACCTTCTGATAAAGATGGTAAAACTCGTCCTGTTACTGAGTACGATGCTTATGGTTCATCTACATTTGTTCAATCCTCTGACTTTAATTGGGTGTTGAATAGAGATAAGATGGCTGAAGACGCAAATGAACGTAACACTATGACCGTCGATATACCGAAAGTTAGGGGTGGTACAACAGGTCGAGCTGCTGAACTTATTTATGATGTACAAACACGTAGACACCACGATAAGGAAGATTTCTTCAGTTCAAGTAATACTACCAGAACTGTGAATCCTAATGTGGTTGAACAAGAAACTGAAGTACCTCCTTTGTATCAAGATGAGGAGGTTGTTGAATTGAATTATTAATGAGGAGTTACCTTGGACTACTGTTACGATCTGGAAAGCTATCCGAATTGCTTCTTGTGTTGTGTTGCTGATTTAACTAACCGTAAGATGAAAGTGTTTGAACTTTCAGAACGTAAAGATCAACGTGAACAAATGTTTGAATACTTACGCAATATAGTTAGGAATAAAGGTAGACTTATTGGCTTTAATAACTGTGGTTATGACTACCCTGTTCTACACCAGTTATTAAAAAACAAAACCATGACACCTAAACAAATATTTGAGTATGGTGATAAGGTAATTAAGTCAGGTTACACTGATAATAAATGGCAATATGTTATTCGTGATAAAGATGTAATGATTCCACAAGTTGACTTGTTTAAGATACATCACTACGACAATAAGGCAAAAGCTACATCTTTAAAGATGTTAGAGTTTAATGGTCGTTCTGATAATATCCAAGAACTTCCTTATGCTGTTGGTAGTTATCTGAAGTCACATGAAATTGACAATCTGATAAAGTACAATTTCCATGACGTTAAAGAAACGATAAAGTTTTATGAAGCCTCTAAGTCTCAAGTTGAGTTCAGAGAGAAGCTTAGTAAAGATTATGGTTTTAATGCTATCAACTGGAATGACACAAAAATTGGTGCTGAATACTTTGTAATGGAGTTGGAGAAAGCGGGTATCAAGTGTTACGATAAAGGTGGTAAACCAAGACAAACTAAACGTGAATATATTGATTTAGTTGATTGTATTCTTCCTTATATCAAATATGAAAGACCTGAGTTCAACGCAATCCTAAACTGGTTAAAGCGACAACGTATTACAGAAACAAAAGGTGTGTTCTCTGATATTATGGAGCATGAGCTTGGTGATGTATCTAAGTACGCCACAATGAAAACTAAGCGAGAGAAGCTTAAGGTAAAGCCCACTGACGCGGATATAGCGAGGTTTAAGAAAGACAAACCTTTGTGTTGGGTAGAAGAAGTAGAACTCAAGGCTAAGCTTCCCAAGAAGGATGGCGGTGGATTTAAGAAGTCACATTACTTGTGTTGGAACATTTGTGAATCATTGAATGTTACAATTGATGGGTTAAAGTATGTGTACGGTACTGGTGGAATACATGCTGCTATTGAAAATAGAGTAGTTGAGTCTTGTGATAAAAGGGTAATACGAAGTTACGATGTTAGTTCCTTCTACCCTAACTTATCAATTAAGAATAGATTCTACCCTGAACACTTGGCTGAGAAGTTTTGTGATATTTATGAATACATCTACGAATTAAGAAAGACTTATGATAAGAAGTCTGTTGAAAATGCAATGTTGAAGTTAGCTCTGAATGGTACATACGGTAAATCAAATGACCAGTACAGTCCATTCTTTGATCCTAAGTTCACAATGCAGATTACTTTGAATGGACAGTTGTTGTTGAGTAAAGCTATTGAAATGGTATTATCAGTACCTACAGTAGAAATACTCATGGCTAATACAGATGGTTTTGAGTTTATTGTAGATCGTGAGTATGAACACTTAACTGCTCAGAAGTGTAAAGAATGGGAAGAAATGACTAAATTAACTTTAGAAGATGTAACCTATTCCAAGATGGTGGTGTCCGATGTAAACAATTATATTGCGATCAATGATAAAGGTGATATTAAGATGAAAGGTAAGTATGAGTGGAAAGATTTACCTGCTCATAAAAACCAGTCAGCATTGGTTGTAAAAATGGCAGCAGAGAAGTATCTAGTTGATGGTGTTGACCCTGAAGAGTTTATCCGTAACCATAAGGATAAGTTTGACTTTCAACTCCGTACTAAGGTGCCACGTAGTAGCAAGTTAGTTGAAGTGGATAGTGATGGGGTAGATAACCAAGTTCAAAACATTTGTCGTTACTATGTAAGTGAGAAAGGTAAAGAACTTGTCAAGGTAATGCCACCATTGACACCTACTAAGACAGAACAGGTGTGGGTTAATAATCAACTGATGGATTCTGTAACTATTTCATCTAAATCTGATATTACTCGATATGAGAAGAAAGGTTATGTGTTTGAAAAGTTTGTAGAAACAGTTTGTCCAGAACGTAGGTTAGCTATTGAAGCTGGTTGGAAGTGTAAGGTTACTAATGAGATGAGTGCTTTTGATTGGGATATTGACTACAAGTATTATATTGATCGTACATGGAAACTCGTAAACTTTGCAGATGTTGAAGAGTCTGAAGTTGTGGATGATATTATTTTAGAAATTGATTAAAATAATCCTTGCAACACGATTAGTAATTTGATACAATAGATAAGCTAGAATTTAACATTTAAATAGGAGTAATAGATATGACAGCA